TGATAATTTAAGCAAACAACAAGAATTAAGATTAAGAAGACCAATTGCAAAAATAATTGATTTAACATGTAGAACTTTAACAGGTGAAGGATTACCAAAGGGAAGTAGATTTCATTTTAACTCTTTATGGCAAATGACTGAAATTGAAAGAGCTGATGTTGCAAGTAAGGATACCAGTACTATTATTGCTGCATTAACTGCTCAGTTAATTGATATTCAAACTGCACAAATTGAATTAAGAAATTTAAGTAATATAAATAAAGTATTCAGCAATATTCCTGACCAAGATACTGATAATGGAGTAGATTTAATTAATCTTCTGAATAAAAAACCTGATGATTATAAAGAAGAAGATACTCAAGAATATACAGGAAATACAGTAATAACTGGAGCAGATTTAATAGGACTTTCATCTAAGGGAGTAATGAGGTGACACCATTAAGAATTTTTAATAAATATATTCAAGATAGAACTGATATTCAGTCATTAGTAGCAGATTATAATGAACCTGAAGAAATAGAATTAGGTATCATTCTTGAAAATGGTATGTTAGCAGTTGAACAAATATCACCTAATATCAGCACTACTGATGCAGGTTTTTTAATCTGTCAGAATGCTGTAATAGCAAGAACTGGTATATTGAATTATTCAACTCAAGAAATTAATGTTAAACCAAGTATTGATGGAAAAGTTCATGCAATCAGAACTGCTGAAGAAGTATTCAGACCTGAAAGTATAGCATCTTTTGAAGGTGCTCCTGTAACTATTGAACATCCTCCTACTGGTAAAGTAGAAGCTGATACTTGGAAAAGATTTAGTGTTGGTACTGTAATGAATGTTCATCAAGATGGAAATTTATTACTAGCTGATTTAATTATTCATGATCAAAATGCTATAAACACAATTCAAAATAAAGGAATTAAATTTCTTTCATGTGGATATAGTTCAAGATTGATTGATAATGAAGATGGATCAGTTACTCAAACTAATATTAAAGGCAATCATGTTGCAATAACTGATGCACCAAGATCAGGTGAAGTATGCCAAATCACTGATAGTGAAAATTCAAATAAAAATCCTATAAATAAGTTAAACTCAAAGGAAATAAAAATGACCTCAAAATCAAAAATGCAAAAATCATTCTTCTCATGGTTATTTAATGACTCTGATAAAGATGAAGAAAAAGAAATAGAAGATACTGACTCTGAAGATGATTTAAAAGACTCTGCAGAACATGAAGCTGCTGAAGATACTATCTATGCTGATTTAATTAAAAGAATTGCAGCATTAGAAGCAATGAATAAAACTGAAGAAATTACTGACTCTGAAGAAGATAAAGTTACTGACTCTGAAGATGAAGATTTAGAAGATGAAGATGCTGATGGTGAATATGTTAGTAATGACTCATTGAAATCAATTCTTTCAAAAGCAGAAATATTAATACCTGGGATAGAATTAAAAGAAGCAAGTCCAATTGGTTTAAAAAGACAATCATTGGCTCAAGCTATTTTAACTGACAGCACAGTAAAATCTTTAGTTGGAAATTCAGTAAAAGAATTAACACCAAAAGAAGTTGATATTATTTTTGAAAGTGCTGTAAAAATAAAATCAATTCAGAATAATACAATCATTAAACCAACTGTATTAACTGATTCAAAAACTGTTGATATTTTTGCTGCAATGAAAGCAAACTTCAATAAATCAAACTCAAAATAAGGAAAAACACATGTCTGTTCAAAATATATTTGCAATTCAAACTAGATCATTAGGTGCTTTTCCTGGTGATCTAACAAGACCTACTGCTCCATTCATTACAGAAGGTGCTTCTATTCTTTCTACAAGTACTGCTCTTCACTTTGGTGATGCTGTAGTTCTTGATTCAACTTCAGGTAAAGTAAGAGCTTTACTAACAGGTGATACTGCTTCATCTGCTGTATTTGGTATTGTTGTTAGAACTTTCCCAGTTCAATCTGCAACTTATCCTAATCCTTTGATTGGTACAGCTGTTGCTGTTGACTTAAATAACTTAATCACTATTGCAAAAGAAGGTTACATTGCAGTTAATGTTGTTGCTCCTGTTGCTCCTGTTAAAGGTGGAGAAGTTTATGTTCAATATGTAGCTGATACTGTTTCTGGTACTGCAATAGCAATTGGTAATTTCACCACTGCTTCTGATGCAAGTAAAAACTTTCAATTATCAGGTGCTCACTTCACTGGTGGTGTAGATGCTCAAGGCAATTCAGAAATCTACTTCAGATTACCTGCTTAATAATATAAAATAAAATAAGGAAAATAAAATGAATTTACATACATTTGACAAAGTGCTGGTTGATTCTACTGGTGCATTCTTACAGGGTGAACTTGAAGTAATTGATCAAACCCTTCACTTACCTGATGTTGCTACTACTTGGTCTGAAGATATTCTACCAAGAACTGATATCAATTTAGCTGATAGCTGGGCCTCATGGACTAACTCATCTTATGGTAGAGTTGGTGGTTTATCAAGTACTGGTAAATCTTGGGGTGGTAACAGAAGAAATGGTACTCCATCAGTTTCTTTAGATATTCAAAAACAACAACAAGAATTATATGCTTGGGAATTAGAAGTTGATTGGGATATTTTTGAACTTGAAGCTGCTGCAAAATTAGGCAGACCAATTGATTTTCAAAAAGTAACTGCACTAGGTGCATTATGGAATCAAGATGTTGATAATCAAGCTTATTTAGGTGATGGTGACTTAGGAGGTACTGCAAACTCAGTAACTGGTTTATTCAACTCAGATAGTAAATTAGTTGCTAATAACTTGCTTATTGCTGGTACTCCAGCTGCCAATGGATATACTCCTATTGGCAGCTGGTTAACTGCAACTCCTGCTCAAATCTTAGCTGATGTAAGAGCAATGGAAATTAACTTTTACAACTCAACTGGTACTGCAAAAGTTGGTTCTAAATTGCTTATTTCACCAACTATCTTCAGCACTTTACTTGAACCATTAATTATTGGTGGTGTTGCTTTCCAGTCAATTTTAGATTATATTTCAAAAAATTCTTTCTGTATTGCAAGAACTGGTAAAGCACTTGATATTCAACCAAGAAAATATTTAGAAACTTCTAATAACAGTATTGGAGCTGGAAGAGCAGTACTTTATGATCCTGCATATGAAACATTAAGATTTCCTTTAACTCCTTTGGCACATACTCCAATTGAATATAGAGGTACTTTACAATTGACTACTTATTACTCAAAAATTGGTCAATTAGAAATTGTTATGCCTAACAGAATTTTATACTTAACAAATGTTTAGACAGTATAAGATTTACTTCATCTGACCTTTATATTATAGACCTTTATTAAAATGGAGGTCTATTATGAAAAATGAAAAAGGAATTCCTAAACCAAAACCTAGAATTTCCTGTGTTTTTTGTCATAAATAAATTAGTGGTAATAGAAATTTATTTCAGCACCAAAATTCAAAACATTGTAATTAGGAGATAATATGACAGTTCAAGTTCAAGTAATAAATCCATTTACTCTTCAGAGAACTAATGGAACCACTGCAAGTTATGTACCTGGTTTAACACAAATGCCAAAATCTGATTTAGTTTATAATTGGACTCATCAACATGTGATTGTTATTCCTGCTTCTATAATTCATTCTACTCAAGTAGCAGAAGAAGCAGAAGAAGTTAAAGTTTCAAAAGCTAAGGTAAAATAATGAATTATTCTGATTTCATCTTGATGTTTCCAGAATTTAGTAATATAGACAAATATCCTGAAGCAACTGTAACTGCTTGGTTGAATAACTCAGCAGGTTTTGTTAATTCAGAAAGATTTGGTGGGAATTATAATTTAGGAATTGGGTTATTAACAGCTCATTATCTATTCCTTGGTACTAAAAATGGTCAAGTACCTAAAATATTAGATGCTAAAACTGTTGATGGTGTTGTAGGACATTATAATACAACTTCAGTTACTTTTGAAGGTGCTGCTTTTTATAACTCAAGTGCTTATGGAATTCAATTCTGGAATTTACTTCAATTATTTGGTGCTGGACCTATGCAAATACAATTCTAAATGGAAATTAAAAAAACTGTTGATAATACCAGAGAATTGAAACAAGGTTTACAAAATCTTGTTTCAAAAGAAGTCATAATTGGGATAACAAATTCTCATTATGCTCAAGAAGCATATCTAACAGAATATGGTGAAGGATTATTGAATATTCCTCCTAATCCATTCTTCTTTGAAGGAATTGATAAAGCAAAGAATAGCACAGTGTCTATAATGAAAAAAGGTGCTTTAGATATTCTTCTAAATAGAAATACTATTCAGAATGTCTTAAGTAATGTAGGTGAAAATGAAGTTGATTCTATAGTTCAAGAAGGAATTGATAAAAATGTTTCTTCATCTATTCTTAATCACATAGATTATAAGGTGATCTGATGTTTAACATGCAAGATATTTTTGATGGTGAATGTGATGATGGATTTACAGAAGAAGTTCAAAGATTAATTTTCTTTGAAACAATAGACAATCATGGCAGAGCTCAGTATACTATCAGAAAAAGCAATATCAGATGTGTAGTAACAACTCCTTCTGATAGTGAAGTAAAAAGATATGTAGATTCTACAACCTATTCTAAAGTTAAATGCTTTACAGGTATAGTGAATGTTAATCCAGATACTGTTTTTACAGACAGTGATGAAATAGTCTGGAGAGGTGATTACTACAAAATACTTGGTCAGGATGATTATCCACAGAATGGATTTACTAGATCAATAGGAGCAATGATTGAATTCAGTCAAAGTAGAGTGAACAAAAAATGACACAAGTAATTAATTCAACTTTCAATGGTTATCTTGGACCTTTAAATTCTATTCTTGAAGATGATGATTTAGAAGATTTCCTTCATGACTTCATTCAAGGAATTACTAATGTTGATAATACTCTAATTAGACCTGATTGGCAACAATTTCCACCTAATCAACCTGATATTAGTTCAATATGGATTTCATTTGGAATTCTTAAGAAAACTGATGATTATGTCCCAAGTACTAAAATAACTCCAGATACTTATTCAATAATCAGAAATCAAGTATTAGAAGTCCTAATTTCATTCTATGGACCTGCTTCAGGAAGTACTCAAGGTATATTCAGAGATGGATGTAGTATTACCCAAAATAGAGATATACTTACACAGAATGGATTTGCAATAATATCTCTTTCTGAACCAAGGAATTTATCATTTCAATTGAATGGACAATGGGTTAGAAGAATTGATCAGATAATCAGATCAAGAAGAGTAATTGAAAGAGAATATCCTATTGAAACTCTTACTTCTGGAGCTGCTGGAATTTATTTAGATACTGAGAAAGGTGAAGTATTCATCCCAATAAGTACTTAACAAACACATAATTCCAGAAAAGAATTATAAATACTACTTTAACACCTAACAAAAGGAAAATAATATGACAGGTCTTCCAGTAAGTTCTGTAGTAAAAGTTCAGGTAAATTTAGGACCAGTATCTGCTCAAGCACAGTCTTTGAGTAATTTACTGATTCTTGGTTCATCAGGAATAATTGATACAGTTCAAAGAGTAAGAAGTTACTCAACTCTAACTGCTGTAGCAGCAGATTTTGGTACATCAGTACCTGAATATCTTGCTGCTGTAGAATGGTTTAATCAAACTCCACAACCAGGATTACTTCTAATTGGTCAATGGGTATCTCCTGCTGCTTATCCATCAGGTACTTTTGGTGCACTAAAAGGAAGCACAATATCAAGTAATGTTTCTGCATGGCAAGCAATTACAACTGGTTCTTTTGTAGCAACAGTTGGTAGTACAGTTTATGATATCAGTGGATTGAATTTCAGTACTGTTACTAATCTAAATGGTGTTGCAAGTATAGTTCAAGCTGCTTTAATTGCTGCTGGATTAAGTACTGCTGTATTCACTTGGAATTCAGTTTACTCTCAATTTACCTTTAATGCTGGTATTCAAAGCAATATAGCTTTCTTAACAACATTAGGTTCAGGTGTTGATATTTCTGGTTTATTAGGAATGCAAAGTACTTCTTCAGGTGCATATCAAATTCCTTTCTTATCAACCAGTGAAAGTGCTGTAAGCTGTGTTGCTTTATTTGATTCATTATTTGGTCAAAAATGGTATTCTGCATTTATAATTGCAGGTACTGATTCAGATCATCTTGCAGTTGCTGCATTTATTGAAGGTACTAATACTAAACATGCTTATGCTGTTAATTCACAAGAAGCAGGTATTATAACAAGTACAGATACAAGCAATATTGCTTATCAATTGAAACAACTTGGTTATACAAAAACTTCAGTTCAATACTCAAGCAATTCATTATATGCTGCAGTTGCTTATCAAGCAAAAGCATTAATAGTTGATTGGACTGCAAATAACTCAACAATCACTCTTGCATTTAAACAAGAAGCTGGAATAATTCCTGAAAATCTTACAGAAACTCAATACTCAGCATTGGTGGCAAATAATGCTAATGTCTTTGTAGAGTATGATAATAACACAGCAATTATTCAAACTGGTGTACAATCCTCTGGTGATTATACAGATACAATTTATGGTGCTGATTGGTTAGCAATCACTATTCAAAATAATGTTTATAATACCTTGTATACTTCACCAACTAAAATTCCACAAACTGATCCAGGTAATCATATTCTTTACTCAAGCATTGTTCAAGTACTTGATCAAGGTGTAGATAATAGTTTCTTAGCACCTGGTACCTGGACACAAACAGGGTTTGGTACCTTATCACAGGGTGATTATTTACCTAAAGGATACTATGTATATCAACCTCCAGTTTCTAGTCAATCTGATTCAACCAGAGCAACTAGAGTTTCAGTAACATTTCAAGTAGCAGCTAAACTTTCTGGAGCAATCCAGGCAGTAGATGTTATTGTAAACTTGAACAGATAAGGAGAAAATCATGGCAAATACTGATGTGTATTCTTTTATAGATACTCTTGTAACATTCTCAGGACCTACTGGTGCATTCCCTTTAACAGGTGGAGTTGCTGCAGAAGGTATTTCAATAACAATGCATATGGAAAATGCAACAACTATTTGGGGAGCTGATGGAAGTTATATTCATTCATTGATTGCTCAAAAAGGTGCTGAAATTTCAATTAAACTTCTAAAAAATTCTCTTTTGAATGAGTTACTTTCTGTTGCTTATAACTTACAGAAAACTTCATCTATATTATCTGGTCAAAATATTATCACAATCAACTCAACTTTGGGTGATAGTATTATTGCTTCAGGTGTAATTTTTAAGAAATTACCTACTGTTACTTTTGCACAAGAAGCACAGATAATGGAGTGGACTTTCACTGCAGGTAAAGCAGAAGTTGTACTTGGTGCAGGATTGAGTTAATCCTGAAATAGAATAGAAAAAGGGAG